GGGACTACGGATGGCAGGTGACTGCCGTCAACAAGTTCGGTGAGTCTGCACCCACGGCTATCGACGTTCCTGCTGTTGATGCGACCACGGCGGCCGGGGATAGCCACGACATCGTCATTACTGACGGTGGTGGAGCAGATGGGGCGACGGGATACCAGGTGTATCGGACTGCGAAGGACGATGCAGCGGGTGTGACCTCTCGGATCGCGAGAGTTGGAAGGGCGAAGGCCGCTGGGGTCTTCACCAGCCCGACCACGATCAACGATTTCAACGAGACTCGTCCGTTTACTCACGTCGGCTTGATGCTTGACTTCAACGAGCAGTCGCTGAGGTTCAAGCAGTTGGCTCCGATGATGAAGATGGATCTGGCGAGAATTGCTCCGACGATTCGTTGGATGCAGTTGCTCTACGGAACGCCGATCGTCTACAACCCGAAGAAGAACGTCGTCTTCCGAAACATCGGGTAGCAAGTTGTGGGTTCAGTTGCTGGGGCAGGACTGCCTGCAGGGGTGGTGTCCGTTTCGGATCTTAGGCTCTTCCTAGGATTCGATACAGACGACACGGATTGGGATGACCACCTCGAAGATTGGTTGTTGGAGGCTGAAGAGGACGTTGCCTCCTACTTGAGTTGGTACTTGGGAGCGGAGAAAGAAAGGGTTGAGTTCATCACTCCTTTCGTACAGGATGAGTTCTTATGGCTAGAACAGCTTCCGATCTCGATTACAGACATCGAGCTGACTCATCTGCTTATTCGTCCGGGGGATACTCTTGAAGCCGTTGAAGCTAACGATTACGAGATCTATCCTCCAAGATGTGTCAAGCGGATTGATGGGAGATTTTGGTCGAATTCGACGGGGGCGTCGAGAGCAAAGGTCACCTACCAGATCGGGTGGGATCCAGGACAGCACCCCCGTCAAATGCAGAGAGCAGTGAAGGAACTGGCTTCGAGGAAGTTCAGGAACTTCGGAAGGACCGAGGTGGTTTCAGTGAGTGGGGGAGGCTTTTCCACGACGTATGATACCAGAGTCACAGCTGAGAAAGGGGATTATGTGATCTTGGAGAGACTCCGGAGAGCCATGGGGGTGTGAGTTTATTCAGAGAGTATTCTTACCACACGCATCAGCGTGAACCTCTCCAGGAGATGTGAGACAGCCTAGGATCACGATGGAGAGGTGAATTGAACCAGCACAACGAAAATAGAGAGTTAGTCTGATATGTCAGTTTGGTATCAGAGTAGCGTCTTCGTTACCCCAGCGTCGGGGACTACAGTTATTCCTACGACGAAGGGGAAGTTTCCTAGGTTTCTACATACCTGGACTGCGATTAATACGTCTGACCAAGTGATTCAGAATGATGCTGCCAGTAATCATGGGTTCAGTGCGGGTGTCACTCTTGGAGATTTGGCTACTCTCCAAATGAGAGAGTCGGATCCTGACGAGAATACTCAGAGAGCTTCAACGGCTGGTTTCTGTGTACATATCCGGAACCCTGCTAATGATGCTATCATAGTTCAGGGCTCCGCGGTGATGAATGAGGATGACATCACGATCACTTGGGACACCTTTACCGCGGGTCATATTGTTCATTATGAGATTCTTGGTGGGGATATGGATGCTGCTGTTCAGATGGTGGCGGCTGATTCAAGTCCTCATGCGGGGGTGGGGTTCCCTCCGGAGATGGTCTTGATGAGTACAGCTGGAAACTTGTTCCCAACTCCTCCTGGTTCTACAACCTCGATACACGCGTACCAGAGTTACGGTGTGGCATACGATAATCCATCAGGAGTTGATCAATGGTGCTTGTTCTCCTATATGGGGGATAATGATTCAGATGCGCTTGGGTCTGCGATCTCTGGATTTAACGGAGATGTGGCTGGTCAGTATGATGTGGACTTTGCGGATTGGCAGATTCAGGTTACTTCCTTCGATACAGATGGGATTACTTGGGCTGGCAGTAATGGTGATGAAGTGATGATGGCATTCCTGAGCTTCCGGGGAGCAATTGAAGTTCAGCTTGATGTTATCCAGAAGGCCACTGATGCTGCTCCATTTGATCAAGACTTCACCTTGGACTTCCAGACTCAGGGGGTCTATCTGGCGACAGCTTGTGAAGTGGCAACTTCAATCAATGTAAATAGAGATTCCAGGGCATCTCATGGGGCTCATGACGGTACGACTCCTGGGCATTCTGTTATCACTACTGCAGATAACAATGATCCGGATGATTCGCATTCTAGGTCAGATGAGGCGATGGGTTTGCAAGTTAGTCAGAATTTGAATGGAGTTGGAGTCCAAGCTAGCGCTGTGGTAACGTTTCTTCAAGAGAGACTGACCCTACATTGGGACCCCAATGATGCGCTGGCTGTTCAGATTGGATTGATTGCATATCAAGCGGAGGGCCGCCACCATAGGCCCGTGGTCGTGTCGCAAGGAGTGAATCGGGCGGGCACTTTCTAGGAGGAGTGGGATGTCATCGAGATACACAGTAGAGTCAGCAGGGAATATTGCCCTTGTGGCAGCGATATTCAAGACTGTTTTGTTGTTCAGGCTCACCTCTGCAGAAGTTTTTAGGATTATTGAGCTTGGCATCAGTTTTGATGGGCAGGTGGCGACAAATGAGCCAATCCTTGTCCAATTGGTTGCGTCTGATGGGACGACGAATGGGACTGCAACCGCTCATACTCTGTTCCAGAGTGGAGGGATTTCTAGGGGGGTAGTTGGGATTGGGGAGAGGAATTTCACGGTGGAGCCTACAACTTTGGATGTGATCAAGCCGATGAGGATGCGTCCTGATGGAGGCTTGGTTATTCTACAAGCCCCGTTGGGCCGAGAAGTGGAGCAGTTCAGAGGATCAGGGAATGGCTTCGGGATTAGGATTCAAGCTCCTGATAACGTGAACTTTACGGGATGGATGGAGATCGAGCAGGGCTAGTCAGTACTTCAATCACCACCAAGGGGAGGACAGTATCATGACGAACGAAGCTCTACAGCGTCGGTGGGGATATTCGACGCGTGAGTTGGAGGATGCTCGAGAGCGCGTTTCGGGTATCTTCTCATACCAGCCCGGCCGAATGGTCAAGCGGGGCGGTATCTGGCAGAAGGAGCACACTGGTGAGATCGTGCACCAGCACAACCTGGTGGTCAACGAGGGTCTGAACCACGCCCTCGAAACTGTGATCAACGCGGGAACGCCGATCACCGTTTGGTTCCTCACGGGGTTCACGGACAACGTGACTCCGCTGGCCACGCACACGGCAGCGGCTCCGGGAGTGACCGAGATCACCACCACGGACGTCGCCGAAGCTGTCCGTGAGACCTACAATGCCAACACGGCAGCGGGTCAGTCGATCGACAACGTGGCCGGACCTGTGGCTACGTACATCGCCGATCAGACATTCACGATGTTTGGAATGTTCTTGATCGGTGGAGGCACTTCCGCCTTCGGTAACACGGCGGGAACCCTCTGGGCCTCGACTCTGTTGACGCCTTCCAGGCCGATGGTTGCTCTGGACAGCCTCGACATGACTTACACGTTCCCGGCTTCCGCTACTTAAAGTAGCTGACGGGACCTAACGGAGTACGGAATATGGAGCAGACTACACTGCGCCGTAAGGCGTATCCGAGTCGGCAAGTTGCTCGGAGGGCCTCTTTGGAGAGGCAGGTCAGTCATTTCGAGTTGTCTATCGAGAGGATTGAGGCTGCCATCCAGAAGAGGTTGGAGGAAGGTCAGGCTGAGCTGGCCAACTTCCAGCACGAACTCGAGGAAGCCAAAGCTCGTTTGGCTGCGTTTGAGGAAGCACCTCCTCTCGAGGAACATCCGGCTGAAGCAGAGTCGGCTGACGACGACGCCGTGGAGGAAGACTCTACCCCGTAGTCGAGGAGTGAGTCTGAATGGCTCGACACGGTAGGGGGATAGTATTTAGGCCAGCTAACCGGCTATCTGTAGTATTGTTGGCCGGGGTTGCTGCCTTCGAAACTGATGGCATCACTTTTGGTGATGTTCCCTTTACCCAAATCACTGCTTCGGCAGTAGAATCAGATGGAATTGCCTTCGGGTCCGTAGCGGACGCGAGGGCTAATTTCATAGTAGCAGAATCAGACGGGATAGCGTTCGGCTCAGTAGCAGCTGCGGGATTGAATCTTACGGCTGATGAGTCTGACGGTATAGCTTTTGGATCCGTTGCTGATACTGCGATTACATTCGGTGCTTCCGAAACCGACGGTATAGCTTTTGGATCAGTAGCTGCGGCATTCATGCAGTTTATGGTTGCCGAGTCTGATGGAATCTCATTTGGCTCCGTAGCAGCTACTCAGCTGGATGCTCTAGCGTCTGAGTCCGACGGGATAGCCTTTGGATCTGTAGCCGCAGCGGGTCTCAACTTTGCAGCCTCCGAAACTGATGGTATAGCCTTTGGATCAGTAGCTCTGGCAATAGCTGTCTTCCAAGCCTCCGAGTCTGACGGTATCACGTTCGCTGATGCTGCTGTTGCAGAGGCTGACTTTCAAGCATCTGAATCCGATGGCATTACCTTTGGATCAGTAGCATTTACTCAGATAACCGCTACGGCAGCGGAGACAGACGGCATTACCTTTGGATCAGTAGCTCTGGGGGTAGCTACCTCCCAGGCTGTTGAGACAGATGGAATCGCTTTTGGATCAGTAGCCCTGGCAGTTGCTGTTTTCCAAGCTTCTGAATCAGATGGGATTGGATTTGGAGATGTTGAGGCGGTAGAAGCTGATTTCCAGGCCTCTGAATCCGATGGGATAACCTTCGGGTCAGTAGCGTTTACTCAGATAACTGCTACAGCAGCTGAGTCTGACGGGATCACCTTTGGATCTGTCTCTCTGGCTGTAGCCGTCTTCCAAGCATCTGAATCTGACGGGATCACCTTTGGTTCCGTAGCAGCTACTCAGTTGGATGCTCAAGCCTCTGAGTCCGATGGAATAGCTTTCGGCTCCATTGCAGCTACTGCCTTTACTGGTGCTGGGGCTGATGAGACAGACGGCATTGCTTTCGGATCAGTCGCACTAGCGGTAGCTGTATTCCAAGCGGTTGAGACAGACGGAATAGCCTTCGGGTCTGTGTCTCTTGCGAGGGCTGACTTCCAGGCTTCCGAGGCAGACGGAATAGCCTTCGGGTCAGTGGCTGCTGCGTTTGCTTCTCCGTTTATAGGGGCCGAGGCAGACGGAATAGCCTTCGGGTCTGTAGCAGCAGCTGTTCTGACAGCATTTGTGTCAGAGACAGACGGAATAGCCTTCGGGTCTGTAGCAGCTACTCAGTTGGATGCTCAGGCAGCCGAGTCTGATGGCATTGCTTTCGGTTCTGTTGCGTTCACTAACCTTGTCTCTGCAGCAGCTGAGTCTGATGGAATAGCATTTGGATCGGTGGCATTAGCGGTTGCTGTCTTCCAGGCTTCCGAGTCCGATGGTATTACCTTTGCTGATACTGCTGTTGCTGAGGCAGATTTCCAAGCTTCCGAGTCAGACGGGATAGCTTTCGGGTCAGTCGCTTTCACGAATATTGTAGCTACGGCTGCTGAATCGGACGGAATAGGATTTGGCTCTGTAGCAGCTACTCAGCTGAATGCTGAGGTCGCTGAGGCTGATGGCATAGCCTTTGGCTCGGTGGCTGTCGCGATAGGTACCTTCCAGGCCACAGAAACCAATGGAATTGCCTTTGGATCGGTGGCTGCCGCGATAGCCACCTTCCAAGCCTCTGAATCAGACGGTATAGCTTTTGGCTCAGTTGCCTCTACAGTCTTTATTCCGGGAGTTGGTGCGGAAGAGACTGACGGCATAGCCTTCGGGTCAATAGCGCTAGCAGTTGCTGTCTTCCAAGCGATTGAATCAGACGGAATTACCTTTGGTTCCGTGGCAGCTACGACTGCTGTCTTCCAAGCCTCCGAGTCTGACGGGATAGGATTTGGGGATACTGAGGCTGCTGAAGCTGACTTCCAGGCTTCCGAATCTGACGGAATAGCTTTCGGATCTGTTGCAGTCGCTGTTCTGACTGGGGCAGTTTCAGAGACTGACGGAATAGCTTTCGGATCTGTAGCCTTTACCCAGATAGTGGCGACAGCGGCTGAATCAGATGGCATAGCCTTCGGGTCAGTTGCGTCCTTCGTATTCACACCGGGAACTGGGGCAGACGAGACTGACGGCATAGCCTTCGGGTCAGTTGCTCTAGCGGTAGCTGTCTTCCAAGTTTCTGAATCAGATGGAATAGCGTTCGGATCAGTCGCAGCTACAACTGCTGTCTTCCAAGCCTCCGAGTCTGACGGAATTGGCTTTGGAGATGCTGAGGTTGCTGAGGCAGACTTCCAAGCTTCTGAATCCGACGGGATTACCTTCGGGTCAGTCGCTGCTACGAGGTTGGATGCTCAAGCTTCCGAATCGGATGGCATAGCATTCGGATCAGTAGCTGATACTCAGATTACAGCTGCTTCGTCAGAGTCTGACGGGATTGGTCTTGGGGATACTCCGAACACCATCGGCTCATTTATTGCATCCGAGTCTGATGGAATAGGCTTTGGTGACACTGCGGTAGGTGCTCCTACCTTCATAGCTTCTGAATCAGACGGGATATCGTTCGGGTCAGTAGCGGACGCTCAGATCACGTTTGCTGCTGTTGAGTCAGACGGGATAGAGTTTGGAAGTGTCGCAGCCACTCAGATTACTGCAGCTGCTTCTGAGTCCGATGGTGTTACGTTTGCGGATACACCTCTGACTGTAGCGGTGTTCCAAGCGTCTGAGTCCGATGGTGTTACGTTCGACGATATTGCTTTGGCTGTTCCGATGGGTGGGGCGGAAGAGACAGATGGAATAGCATTTGGATCAGTTGCTGACGCTCAGATCACCTTTGCTGCTGTTGAGTCTGATGGGGTCACCTTTGCTGACGTCCCATTCACATCTATCATCTTCCAAGCCTCAGAGTCCGATGGAATAGGCTTTGGAGATGTTCCTGCTGCTGGTCTAGACTTCTTCGCCTCAGAGACTGACGGGATTACGTTTGGAGACATACCTCTTACAGTACTCAATTTCATTCCCTTCGCTCCTGACATTGTGGAAGTGACTGTGAATATTCACAGGTTGGAGGAGGCGGGGATTGTTAACATAACGAGAGTGATAAGTTCAACGGTGGAGATATAGCATGCCTCACATAAGAGAGTTTCAAAAAGGAGTTATCGGAGGGATTCTCCGTATAGTTGTCACGGATGATGGAGAGGTGTTCGATCTGGGGCCTGCCACTACTCACGATTTCGTGTTGAAGGATCCTTTTGGGGCGGAAAAGACAGTTAATGCGATCTTTACGCCTCTACCGGATGGGGCAGGAGATGGATCAGATGGTTCGCTGGACTTTGTGACAGATGATGCGGGGGACTTCGATGTGGGTGGCTCTTGGGAGGCTCAAGTAGATCTGGTACATCCTGCGACGATACCTCCGTTCTCGGGGCTGTCTTCCATTACAAGATTCAGAGTCAGGGATAATCTCTAATGGCCTTTCTGAAACCAGGTGATTATCTGACCAAAGGCCTTCCGGGAGAACGCTCCGATGATTCTATTATGGTCACGGAGGAGTCTCTTCGATTTGTGAAGGTTAGAGGGGATGATGTGATCTTCACTAAGGATTCTCTTGATAATTACGACCCTGTCACTGCTGATGGGGATGAGATCATAGTGGAGATTCCGGGCAGAGCATTGAGAATGCCCTTGAGTGCAACAGATACCAACAGATATAGGGAGTTGGGACTAGTTCAATCCAAGAGTCCGAAGCTCTTGTTCATCCCTACAACTGAAGGTGAGTTGCCTGAACTGGAGATGACAGTGGTGTGGCAAGGTGAGACTCTCAATGTGAGAGACGTGGCTCCCTTGGCTCCGAATGGAAGACTGATCTGTGCTCACGTTATTGTAGGAGAATAATGTGACGAGGTTTGGTGATGATCTTGGCCGGTTCAACAAGAAGTTGCAGAGGAAACCGGAGGAGTTCATTGACCTAGCAACAGACGAAGTATTTAATTCGATAGTTAATGGGTCGGCTTTAACTGGAGCTCCGGGGCAGCCAGTTCTGTCAGGGGCACTGAAGCGATCTTGGAGAAAAAGGAGAACTGGGCCGGGGTCGAGTCAAGTTGTTACGGACTCTCCTTACGCTAGGACGATAGAGAATTTGGTTGGAAGGTTCGGCACTATTACGATTAGATCTGCAGTTGGGGGAGGGCATTCAGTGAAGATGACACAAGCGGGTTGGGATAACATAATCCGTAAGGTGCTTCAAGATATAGCGAACACTCAATAATGCCTATTAGCCACACTCAGAATGTTGAAGCTCTAAGGGCGCGTTTACTTACCTTAGTTGTTGTGGCGATGGTAGATGAGTCAATGTCAGTGTCAAAAAGAGATTATACTAGGGCGGGGGGCTCTTTCAAGGAAGATGGATTTGAGGTGGGGATGGAGGTGACAGGGTCTGGATTCTCAGTGCCAACGAACAACGATGTATCTATCATCAGACAGGTGAAGGATACGACGTTGAGGGTCAATAGGACCTTAACAAATGAAGCATTGGGGGCAGGTAAGTCATTAAACGTATTCATTCCAGGAGGACAGGCTTGGGAAAATCGGAAGTTTGATCCGGAAGGGGAGAATCCCTTCTTTGAGGAGCAGTACATCCCAGGTGCTCAGGAGTTCATCACTCTGGGGAAGAACGCTGAGGTAGAGATCACTCCTATGTACTCGATTGGAGTGGAAGTGAAAGAGGGGACAGGGGCTGAAGCTGCAAGGCGATATGCTGATGCAATACTGGAACTCTTTTCTCCTTCGGAGGCAATGTTCTTGAGGAACGGAGATTGCTTGCGAGTGAGAGGTGACACTGGGCCTTTTCCAGGGCAACTGTTAAAATCAGGTCCGGGAAAGGTGGTGATACCGGTGACTATCCCCTTGAGATTGAGAACACAGAATGTGATTGATCCCGCTTTCCCTGTCACGGGGACTGGGTGGTCTGATGGCTTTGACGAGGGATTTGGCTAATGCCACAAACTGAGAGAACGACGGCTGAGGTGAATGAGATTCTGAAGGACAATACGTCCAAGGATATCTCACCTCAGGATATGCGGGATGTAGTTGCCTCGATCTTTGGTGGATACGCATCGCTAGGGTTTGCAGGTGCTGCGTCAGGCAGTTTGGCTGTATCCACGACACCTGCGGTGATTACCCAGTATGACGTGAGGGAGACCCAGTCCATTGATGTCAATTTGGAAGGGTGTGCAGCAGATCAATCAACTGGAATCATCACGATCGGACAAGCTGGCATCTACCAGGTCAACTTCTATTGTTCGTTTGATCTGAATCAGAATAATAGGTTGGTGACTTTCCAAGCATTCAGGAATGGCTTGGCGAATGAGCCTGGGTTGGAGAGATTTGTTTCAAATGGAGCTGATGTAGGAGAGGTAGCTGCCAGTGGACAGGCAGTGTTGGCAGACGGAGAGACAGTGGAGATTAGGGCCTCTCTGGACACAGGTACTGGGAATATGTCGTTTACATCGTTAGGATTCAGTGTTTTCCGGGTGGGTTGATCTGTAACCAACGGAGATTAGAACCTCAACTGAGGGAGAGAGCAGATGGCTGAACAAACTGGCCAACAGATTACGGTGAATTACAAGGAGGAGGTAACCTTCAACACACCCCCTGATCCTAGTGGTGGAGAGCAGTTGAGGATGACTCCTTCCGGAGGGCAAAACTTGGCAAGAGCCCTCATCGAGAGTGAGGAGATCAGGAAAGACTTGCTCACAACTATGGGCAGGTTGGGTTCCAGCTCGGTCGACGGTGCCTACAGCGGAGAGCTGTCGGTGCAGAGCTTCGACACGATCATGCAAGCTGTGATGAGAAGCACTTTCGTTGCGGCAGTTGCGATCACGGAAGCTGAGATGACTTCCATCACGACCACGATCGGCTCTATCGTGGCAGCGGCAGGAGATTGGCAAGCAGAGGGAGTTCGGGTTGGGGATGTAGTCAGGCTGACCGGGCACGATACGGCGGCCAACAACGACCTCAATCTGAGGGTGATCTCGGTGTCGACTCTCACGCTAGGGATCGCAGGAGATCCTCTGGTGGTGGATGCGGTTCCGGATGTGGCCTTTACTCTGACCATTCTGAAGAAGATCACCGCTCCTTCGGGAGTGATTCCCACCCGTCGTTCGTATTTCTTCGAGGAATACTACGACATCTTGGACCTTTCCGAGACCTTCGGTGGTGTGAGATTCGTTCGGTTCAGAGTCACCGGTGCTCCTGATGGATTCGCTGTTGTGGAGATTGGAGTCATGGGAGCCAGTGCTACGGCTCTGGACAACGCAGCATCTCCTTTCTTCGCGGCTCCAACGGTCTACACCTCAACCGGACTCATCTTTACGGATGCGTCGATCCGGTATGGTGGAGTGGAGAAGGTCACTCTGACCGGAGTGGAGATTCTGTTGGAGATCGCGGCCGAGACTCTTCCGGTGATCGGTTCCAACGTGACTCCTGATGTGTTCGACAATGACATCAGAGTGACGGGGAATGTATCCGGGTTGAGACAGGATCTGTTGAATTTGTCTCGGTTGGAAAACGAGACTGAGTTGGAGTTGCAGATCCTCTTGGAAGAGCCTACTGCAGTGCCGAAGGAATGTATCAACTTCTTCGTGCCAAGGCTGAAGCTCTCTGCGTCAGAGAAGGAGCTTGGAGGGGACGGAGCGTTGCTGGAGAGCTCCCCCTGGTTCGCGGGACCGAAGGAAACCGTGGACATCAACTATGACACGGGGATGGTCACGATTTCGACTTCGTCGTCCCCGTAGGAGTAGGAAGGTAAGTGTGCGCACCACTTACTTATTTGTAGTACAGACTCGGTCCTGTGCCTCTGCTGTTCTAGGGACTGTAAAAAGGAACTAGGTGCGTAACAGTGGGGGTGCAGGACCATTTAGGAGTGGGATCATGGCGGACGAGAAGGAGAAAGTAGAAGTTGAGGATTCGGGACCGGGTGGTTTTGACCTGGAAGATGCTATCCCTGTGGAGAAGCTGGAGGACAAGGGGATAGAGGTTGAGCTCTTGGGTCTGGACGGGGAGTGGATGCTCTTCAAAGGGGAGAATGGGACTGAAGAGAATGTCTCCATGAAGGTTGTGGGCACCTACTCTACCAGATATCGTCGGGCACAGGAGACTCAGACGACCAAGACGCTGAGGAAGCGTTCTTCTTCTAACTTGGGGAGAGATCTCGGAGAGAGAAGGGTCGAGTTGGTGGCTTCTTGTGTTCTCAGTTGGAAAGGGTTCTACCATAAGGGTGATCCGATTACCTTTGGTCGGAACAATGTGATCAAGGTGTTGGAGCATGCTCCGTGGATTAGGGAGCAGTTGGAGAACGCGATGGAGAACCACGAGGCTTTTTTGAAGGGGAACTCGAGCAACTGATCGCGAAGGCGGTATTTGAATTCTCTTTGGGTAGGGTTCCAGACACGATTGGAGGGGCGTCGCAGGAAGCTCAGATTGCTCACCTGATCGAGAAAGGAATCCTACCAGAAGAGGATTTGATCAGCCCCGAAGTTCCCCCAGGCTTAGAGTACTTGTGGACAGGGTTTAAGGAGCTGCAAGCTACTCGGCAGTCGAGTATGAGTGGGATGGAAGCGTTTCAGTATTTGGAAATAGACGCTTTCTTGAGGTTGACTGATAGGTTCTGGTCACCTCACGATGTGAAAGCAATTGTGCAGATGGATCTTGAGGTTCGATTAGCAGTTAGGGAACAGTCAAAGCAGAAGGGGAAGTGACGTGGATGTAGCAACCCTAGGACTGAAGTTAGATAGTCGAGGGTTTCTTGTTGGAGTTAAGGCAGCCGAGCAGAGCTTGGGTAGGCTGTCAAAGGCGGAGACTAGAGTCCAAAAGGACACTCTCAATATGGGGAGGGCTTTTGGCAAGCTTGGAGGTTTGGTAGCAGGCTTTGGGATAACCATTGGAGCGGTTGGACTGCTCCGAGGCTTGGTCAACATCAACAGAGAGTTTGAGCGACTGAAAGCTCAACTCCAGACTACTGAGGGGTCTCTTACGGGAGCCAATTCAGCCTTTGAAAGGCTGGAAGAGCTCGCCATTGGGACCCCGTTTGAGCTTGATGGATTGACCGAAGCGTTTGTACAATTGCGGGTGAGGGGCGCAGATCCTACCAACGAGCAGTTCCTCGCATTGGGTGACATTGCGTCCTCGTTCTCTCGTGACATCACTGAGGTATCAGGAGCCGTTGCTTCTGCTACAGCGGGTATGTCCAGACCTCTGAGAGGGTTCGGGTTTGAGGCCAAGGTAACGGGAGATCTGGTCGAGCTATCCTTTGGTGGAATGACGAAGACTGTCAATAGGTCAGCTCAAGATATAGTTGAAGCCATGGGTGAGTTGACCAAGGGTAAGTTGGCCGGCGCCATGGAACGGGAGATGCGGACCGTTAACGGTATTATCTCCAACTTTGCTGACAATGTGGGTCGGTTGGCTAGGGCCATTGGTGGTGGAGGTGGTCTGAATGCAGAAATCTTTAAAGTCGTTCAAAGAGCTGAAACTCTCGTAGGGGTAATGGCGGACAACGCCACTGCTATCCGACAGTTTACCAATATAGCTATTCAGGCTGCAAAGGCGATTCTTGCTCCATTCATCGCGATAATCAGGATACTCTTTAATCTGGGCCAGCAGGTTGGAGAAGTAGCTAACATCATTGGATTTGTGTTGACTGGTCAGTTTAATAAGGCATTTGAGGCTTCGGCAAGAATCGAAGGTAACTTCGCAGATATGGGAGATGCGGTTCTCGACAATAGTCGGGCTTGGGATTCCTTGATGTTCGCCATAACAGATGTCCCTCCTGCTATTCGTGCGGTGAATGATGCTGCGGAAGATACGGCAGGTACGGCTGGAGGGGCTATTGAATTAAGTGAAGCTGAGCTGAAACTGGCGAAGGCATCTCAGGAGTTGGTAGCTGCCCTTGAGATTCAGATAGATGCTGAGAAAAGACTACTGGCTGCGCAGATAGAAGGTGCACAAGCGTTGTCCATGGTGGAAGCTCAGTTGGAGAGAGAAGCTGCTTTGAGGGAAGCTGCAGCCATTGCGATTGACTCCCAGAAAGATGAAGTAGAAGAATTAGTAAACTCTCTGCAAGATCTGTTTGAGGCAAGAGCTGAGGAAGCCCGTCAAGCTGAGGCGGGACGGAACGTTGAGGCTCTACGGCAGGAAGTGGAGGAACAGAAGAGATTGGTGGCTGTACTGGGACAGGGTGAGGCGGCTTCGAAGAGGGTTCAGAATGAGATAGCTCGAGAGAATGCTCTGAGAGAGGCGTTGTCAAATACGACAACTGAATATAAAGAGGAGGTTACAGCTCTCATAAATGAATTGTTTGATCTGGCTGACGCTAGTGAAGAGGCAGGTAAGGTAGCGTCAAAGTTGACGCCACTTTACGAGAATGCAGCTCGTGGAATTCAGTCTGCACTGGCTGAAGGATTTGGTAGTGTCTTCGAGGATGGGCTTACTGGCTTTCAGGACTTTGCTGAATCTATCCTCGATATCTTTACTGATCTAGCTTCTGAGATTGCTGGAGCAATGGCGGCGGATGCTTTGGGGCTAGACGATATTCTCTCTTCTCTCCAGAGTGGTGAGGGACTAAATCTCTCTGGGACACAACAGATTATTGTGTCGGCAGGGTTGGGGGCTGTAGGGGGAGGAATCATTGCGGGAGCTACTGGAGGGAGTACTACAGGTGGTCAGATAGGGGGAGCCATTGGTGCAGGGGTAGGTACTGCGTTCGGTGGCCCGATTGGTGGCTTTGTAGGCGGAGCCATTGGTGGCTTTGTAGGCGGTTTGTTCGGAAAGAGCGAAGAAGAGAAGGCTCAGGAAGCATTCTCTGAGACGATTGATGAATACATTGAAGCCATGAAGCGTCCGTCAGATCAAGGTTCTGCGGTTATTGCTGATCTCAATAAGCTAGCCCAGGATTTTGCAGACGTGTTTGAAATAGATGACTTTGATGAGATCGTCAGAGTACAATCTGGCACTGCTGTTGAGGACCTGAATGTAGATAATTTCCTCCGCGAAATGGGTCAGGTGGGTCAGGCGTTCGAGAGAAACGAAGAGAAGATGGCCGCATTTAATCAGGTGATGGAGCTTGCGGCATTAACCATAGAAAAGTTGAGGAAGGCTCAGTTAGAGCAGACTAGAGATTTCCAGGCTGATCTGACGTCTAGAGAGCTTGCTGCGGGAGGAGATGCTGCGGGAGCGATTTCAGCTCGATTGGTGAGGGAACAGCAGAAGGAGTTAGAAGCTGCGGTGGAGTTGGAGAAGCAGGGAATTATCACTTCGGACGAGTTGTCTAGGTTGGCTCAGGTGTTAGATCAAGAGCTTGCTCAAGCCATCATGGGTGTAGAAGGATCAGTTGCGCAGTTTGCAGCCCAAGCTAGAGAAGTGGTGAACGATTTACAGAGCTTCATGGATGGGCTCTTGCTTGGATCTAATTCGCTTCTCTCACCTATTCAGAAGCTGAGCGAAGCGAGAAGTCAGTTCGAAGCTATCCGGGAGCGAGCAGAGGCTGGGGATGTAGATGCTGCGAGACAATTACCTCAAGTGGCACAGCAGTTGCTGGATATCTCTAGACAAGTCAATGCTTCGGGTGAGGGCTTTGTTCAAGACTTCAATGAAGTTCAGGATGCAGTAACAGGTACTCAAGCTGAATTTGAGGGTGTTGCAGACACAGAACAGCAGATGATCGCCCTACAGCAGACTAATGTGGCTAATTTGGAGGCAATTAGGGCAGAGGCGGCAGAAGCTGCTAGAATTGCTGCGCTAGGTACTATTGATATCACGGACCACCTCAATACTGTTGCTAACAGGATGAGGACTATGATTGAAGAGATCAAGAGGAGAAACGAGGTGACTCGTTAATGGCAGCTCTTGCTCTCTTCCACTCATTCGATCAATGGACTCTCAATATAGCCGGGGGATTCTTTAATCTCAATACAGATGACCTGCAGGCGTGGCTGACGGATGAGACTCCTGATGAAGAGAATCATAGAGGACATGACCCAGCGGTCCCTGCATCAGTTAATCTTGAACAAATTCCATTTGGGTTTGGCTACGAAGGTCCTATCAGTATCCAATCAAGTGTAGCTTTCCCAACAGGAAATCTCTTTGAGTTATCAGGGCAGTCTATCCTCATTGTGGCTGTGGGTGGAAACATAGGGCCCTTTCGTTATGTAGTTTTGGAGAATGCTGACCGTGTTGTTGGAGCAGCGCCTGTGGTGATAAGTTATTGGGATCACGGGTTTCAAACTCAGATCTTGAATGGAGGATCGTTTGAGATTCTTTGGGAAGGCCTACAGGGAACTGGTCGGGTGCTGAGTGTGGTAACCTAATGGCTGTATCACTACCTTTCCAACCGTTCGATATTCTCGTAACAGATTTGATCACGGGAGGGCAGAATTATGCGAATGATGTCCTTCATGTTTATTTGTCGGATGTAGCTCCTGATGTGGTCAATGATACGCTGAAGGCTGATATAGCTGAGATAGCGGTTGGGAATGGTTACGCGGGATCTATTGACGTAAATATTGGCTTTTCTTCTGTCCGTAAGATATTCACCTTCTTCGGAGACTCTTTCTTACTCACTGCGGCGGGTGGAGACATTGCTCAATGGCAGTGGATAATTCTTTTTAATGAGGATACCACTGTAAAGGTAGATCCTTTGATAGGTTTTTGGGACCATGGGCAGAAAGCTAACATCACAAACGGAAATACGCATGAGATATTGTTCAATGGTTCACCTGTTGGGACACCGGGGAGTTTCTTAACCATGTTGTCATTCGTATGAGCCTAATCCTGCCGGGTCAGCAGAAGGAAGATGGACGGAGACCTTGCTGTAAGATTCCACAGAATCTTACCAGGATGCCAACTGGAAATAGAACTTACATCCTGTTGATCTGCAGAGTTTGTCAGGCTGAGCATACGAAGATGTTGCTGGATTACGGGAAGATGAGAGTTCGGGGCTAATGGGACTCACGTTTCAACAGACGGATGCAGCTGCTCCAAGTGGGCAGCAGACTGCTTGTGATACTCGTGGGGATGGAGTTTCAGGAGCAGCCCAAGATTACCTTGCTGTGGATGGAGGCGTGGCGGGTGTTGGCGTTGACGTGATGGGAAATACGTTGGCGTTCAGTGACCAGATCTGTTTGATGATTGAGTTGGAGATTACGGCGATCACGAATTGGTTGTCTGGACTCTGGACGGTTCCCATTAACGTTATTGGAGGCAATGCCGGATTGAAGTGGGAGGCATTACAGATTTGCCGCTTGGATGTAGGGGGAACTAGTCAAGAGCAGTTGGGGATTCATGATTTTGCCGCTACTCCTGTTCTGATGTCGGCAGGGATCCAGTTTGCCCAGGTTAATGCCTCAGCAGTACCGGCTCCGGGTGCTGGCGACAGCATCTACATTCTATGTAATTTCTCTTCCACTGGCTTTGGCGCAGATACCGTTACAATGACTCCGGACCAAATAATTACCACTCCTTTTTCAGAATCGGGGATATCGGATCTAGGTCCTGGTCAGATAGTGATGGGAGGATTTGGCAACCAGTCTACTCTTTTCCCGAAAGAGAGGCCTCCCCGGCCTGAGAATCCTCTTGATATTCTGGTGCCTTAAAGATGGCTGGCGAGGTTATCTGGCTGGCCGTCTTGGAGGTTTTTGATACGGTCTCAGGGGTAGAATCCACACTCTACTTCTCGAATGATGCTATCACATCTGGACCGGCAGAGTCTCCTCCGAATCAATTCTTTGATCCCCGAATATCTACTCCTTGTAAGATTCGAAGGAGTATGTTTGCTCCGGACACGACCTTTGGGCGTAGTCAGGTAGGTTTTGGAGATTTGGTCTTGGCTAACGATGACGGGGGACTGGACTTCCTGAATGATTTCAGTTTTGACGGGTACAGGATTACTCAATATCGTGGAGTGAGAGGAGAAGGCGGAAAGTTCATCAAGGTACTATCAGCCATCATGGATCAAACTGTGATGACTCGTGACGAATTTACGGTTAAGTTGAAGGATAGGCAGACTGAGGTTGAGATAGCATTCCAACCTACGAAATATTCAGGTGGAAATGTACTGCCTGATGGGTTGGAAGGTGTGTCAGATCTGGTCGGGAAGCCTAAGCCGATTCTTTATGGGAAGGTGAGGAACATAGCACCTCCTTTTGTGAATACCTCTAAGCTGATTTACCAGATTAGCGACGGCCCGATTGAGACAATCGAGGCTGTCTACGACTCTGGCATTGACTTGTCAAAGTCACCCCGATTGTGGATTCAGGAAACGACTCCAATCTCACAACAGATTAACGCGATTGCTTCTGGAGTGGGTAGTGCGTTTGCATCTCCGAGGAGGTTTGTAGCGGTTGGTAATCTCGGGGAAATCATAACCTCAGAGGATGGTGCGACCTGGACGTCAAGGGCTAATCCATTTGAGGTGACGGGACCGAATCTCTTTGCTGATAACATCAATTGGGTTGCATTTAGTGAAGATCAGGGGAGATGGTTAGCAGTAGGGGATGGGATTGGATCCTCTCCAAGAGGGGGGCTAGCCACAAGTGATGATGGAATTACCTGGACGCAAAGGACAAGTCCTTTTGTGGCAGGGACTCTGATATTCAGTGCGGTGTATGGGAATACGATTACAGCTGGGCCAGTGTGGATCATTGGGGCATCTGGGGGTCAGGTGGCAACTTCTCCTGACGCAGAGAACTGGACTGTTAGAGCTACTGACCCGACATCTTTTCCTGTGTTAGCTCTCATATTTGGGATCGGATTGTTTGTTAAGGTTCTGGGGTCGGTTGGTGAGCAGAAGCTCCAATCTAGTACGGATGGGATTACCTGGACAAATAGAAATGCGGGTGTAGATCCGGAGATACTCTTGAGTAGAGGATTCTTTGGTAAAGGGGCTTTTTTAGTGGGAGGGAAGGATACCTCCACAGCTGAGAGTCCTGATGAAGTCATGACATCTTTTTCTAGGGATGGGATTGCTTGGACTCCACAGCCTCAGAATCAAGGACTGCTCATCAGTGATATCTCCTATAGTGAGGCTATGGGTAAATGGTTGATATCAGGAGAGAATGAAATTAGTGGAGTCACGAGTCAGATTCTGTCTTCACCCACTGGATTACCTCCTTGGGAAGTGAATGATCCTTTGTTCTTCGCAGATGTCACTAGGGGAATTGGGGTGGGTCCTGATATTACTGTCGTTGGAGGTGATTCAGGGAAGATAGCGAGGATAGTTGCTGCGGCAGAGCTTCCTTACACAACTGAAGAGGAATTATTGAATGACGGTTTAGCTCCTGCTCCTGGGACGTACCGAGCTTTCTTGGGAGGAGGGCTCTTTAGGTTGGGGTCCCCTGCTTTTGGACAGATTACTGTAGACGCAACTGAGGGGGCAGCGATAGCAGATAGGAGAGCATCTACTCTCTTTGCAAATGTGATCTTGCAATCAGATTTGATCCTGGAAGATATCAGGCAGGAAGATTTGCCTGCCCTTGATGCAGTTGTTCCTTTCGAGATGGGTTTTTGGTCAGGTACTAGAGAGATACTGTCATCTTTGGTTCTGAATCAGATTGCAGAGAGTGCGGGAGCTTGGTGGGGAGTTGATGCGGTGGGGTTCTTTAGGATAGAGCAGTTGATCAATCCAGAGATCATTCCTCTTTTCAGAACATTTGTTGCTGAGGACATGGTTGAGTGGCTTAGAAGAGGGTTGGTTCAGGATGTGGGAAGAGGGATACCACCGTTTAGAACCATCGTGAGGTATAGAAGGAACTACACTGTTCAGGATAAAGCTCTTGCTCAGGGTGTGAGTGATTCGAGAAGAGCTGATTTGGGAAAGGAGTTTGACGACGAGACAGTCCTCAATTCTAATGTTCAGATCGACCACTTGCTGTCTAGAGAGCAAACTTTCACTTCGTTGATCTTTAATCAGGATGATGCCAGGGCATCAGCAATTAGATTTCAAGGTCTTCGGGGAGTGAAGAGAAATCCTTTCGAGTTTGCTGTGGCGTGTAAGGGGAATGATGGTCTGGATATAGGCATTGGGGTTGAGATATTTCATGATCGCTTTGGTTTGGAGAATGGACTGAGGACCGTTATTATCGGATACGATCCTGATCCTCCGAATGACACCATCAAATTGACTGTGTGGGGATAGCATGGCTAATCTACTGTTGGCTTTTCCGAATCTCGTTGATGATGCTCTGCTGTCTAATGGAAGGTATGTTTCCAGACTACCCAGAGAGAATGTTCAGGATAATCGAATTCGTAGAGTTGCGAGGACACTGACAGCTGCTTTAGTGGATACGGTGATGGACGTTGATCTTGGGACTTCTCGTATCATCAGGGTTGTCTCCATCTTGGCACACAACGCTTCTCTGACAGCGACTATTAGGATACGGGGCGGGGATGACCCGACGTTCACTCTGTTCAACTTCGACACGGGGTTCTTCAGAGTCTACGAGCTTATCTATCCAACAGCAACATTGTCTTGGGGAGATGCTGGATTGTGGGATGGAAGGTTAGGTCAGGCAGAGCTTGATGCGGGAGTTCCGTCTCCAATTCATGTGGTTCTCAATCCGATCAACAAAGGTAGGTACTGGAGAGTTGAGTGGAATGATGTTACTAATCCGGACGGGTATATAGAGTTTGGAAAGCTAATCATTTCTCCTGGATATACTCCCTCGATCAACATGAAAAGGGGAGTGCAGATGGGATATGAAACCACCTCAACGAGGACTGAGACAGATGGTGGAGCCATATTTCATAATCCGAGGATCAGAAGGAGAGAGTTCCAGTTCACAGTCCCCAATATTCCTGAGAATGAGGCTTGGGTGAAGTTGTTCGACATACCTAGGGATAGGGGGACAAGTGAGCCACTGTTGGCAGTCTACGACCCGGAGGATACGTTCTTGTTGGACAGACGAACTGTTTGGGGGAGTTTGAGAAGGCTCTCTCCTTTACAGATTCCGTTTGCTCACCATGCTGAGCAAGGATTTTCACTAGTAGAGGAGCTGTAACATGTCAGTCATCCTGAATGGAAACGAGTATGACCTGGCTGACTTTGTCGGGCCTGACGGCAGGGGATACACAAACGTCAATCCCGACACAGGCTTGCCGTTCTTTCCTGATTCGATCTTCTCGGATATGTTGGCGGAGATCGATTCAGCCCTTACCTCCTATGATGTGAGTGCTTTTATTGCGGGTACTCCTTCTGGTCTTGATGTTGTTTTCCAGTTCGTGGCTGTTAGGAATGTGACCTTTGCAGATGACTTTACTGGATCTTTAGGGATAAGTAGAGTGGTTACTACTGCGACTCGGGAATATGTCATACAGAAGAATGGAGGACAAGTTGGAACTCTGACATTCACTAATGCTGGAGGGGTGGATGGAGTCTTTGTGACCTCGGGAGGATCTACAACTCTAATACCTGGGGACATCATTTCTATACTTGCTCCGGCTGCGGCAGACGCTACGCTGGAGGATGTCGCGGTTACTTTCAAAGGATAGTCTCTTGGGTTACCAACCTCCATTTACTTCAAGGTCTTTCGCTCCCGTCACTAACCTGGTGGGAGAGTTTGGAGTTAACATCACGACGGAGGCGTTGAGCTACATCCTCCCGGCCAACTTTGATTCTGAGAGTTGGTCGATGGTGTTCTGGTTCGTCCCGAATTGGGCGAACACGGATGGTCTCCGCCATGTCATTGCGCAGATCCGTCTTTCAGATGCGGATAACGTGACTATTGAGAAGGATGCTGCAGGAGATCTGCTTATAACCTATGTGGGTTTCTCTCAAGTAACAGAGGTGACTAGAACGGTTGCCTTCTCTGCTGGCACTCCGGTGTTTGTAGGGATAGGAAAAGATGGGAAAGGAAATGTAGCACCTTCATTCAATAGGAACTACGTCACCATTGCGGCGGACCAAAATGGAGATGGCTCACTTGAGTATGTCTTCAAGGGTCCATTCGGATTCCCGCCAGATATCAATCGCATGGAACAAGGAACTTACACCCTTTATGTGGGATCAGACTTTGAATTCAATGATCCTCTAGATGGGACTGTTTCCATTCAAATTACAAATAACCAGGATCAAGCCGCTATTGGTGACAGATTCAATGGTGGTGATGGGTTGGCCTTGGTGGGTGAGGATGGTTGGATAGGGCGTTGGTGTGAGTTCCTGGTGATCTCTATTTCTGCAGAAGCTTCTGGGAATGTTCGGGCTGACACTCGAGAGGGAGCTCTGGATATAATGGATGTGACTGATCCGGGGACAGGGAAGTTGGTCTTCGATCAGGCCGATGAGGATTTCGTTGACTTTGGAAACACTGAGATTTTTAATGGTCTAGCCGCAGGAACATTCTTCTTTGACTTCGAGAATAAGAACACTTCTCAAGGGAAGATCCTAGCGGGTAGGTTCCCGATTAACCCCAATACTAGAAGACAGTGGCTGGCTTCTTTTGCTGGATTAGGAGAGTTGGATTTTCAGATCAACATTGACCCAAGTCCTGGGGGAGAGAACGGTAATATCCACTCCCAAACTAGATACGCTCAGTTGGGCCAGAGGATATGTTGGATTGTTAGGTACGATGGGTCAGAGCCGGATGATATAGGACCGACAGGAAAGGTAAGGTTCTTTTGGGCTGTTTACTCTTCTACAGGTGCGATCGGTGTACCGTTCCCAGCTCCGCTGAATCCTGAGAGGATCTGGACTCCCTTCATAGAGATTCCGGCCTCTGATCTGTTAAATAATGGGACAGGTCCTGTACCAACTACGTTCAAGAGTGCGATCAGTGCTACCAACTATAGATGGTCCTCTTTTGATGATCAGCAAGTCAGCGAAATGACAGGGGACTTCCACGATTTCCGCCAGAATCTAACCAGAGCCCTTGGTGTAGATGAGATTCTAGCATTGAATCCGAGCGAGTTTGTTAGGAGTCAATGGACTCATCGTTGGGGCATGGTTCTGAATGCTGCGGGAGAGGTTCCGGATGATTATGGATCGGGCCTTGATGGGAGTATGGAGACTGTTGGGGGAGATGGTCCGGATGAGGCCAGTGATGACCGGAGCTTCCGCCATGGACAGTTCCCTGAAGTGATCGAAGAAGGTGTCTTTGCCTTCGATGGAGTGGATGACCTTATTCTCACCTCAGATCCGGGGGATGTGGCTGATATTGAATCCACTCGTCTTTCTCTTCCTGGGGATGGGAATGCTTTGGGAGGGAATACAGCCACCACTCCTAATGACACTGCTTTTGATGTGTTGGTTGGAGACTTGGACCTACGAATTGATATGAAAAGGGACAAGTACTCGGATGCAGAGAATCAGTTCAACTCTCAATTATTGATAGGTAAGGCTAGTGGTGGTCCTAACGATAGGACCTTCACGTGGTCATTTGCAGGCTTCATGACACAGAGAATGATCGTCTATGACACGACAGGAAGCTCTGTAGGAGATTGGACATTCGTAGAATTCCTTCCGAAGACGTTGGATGGTAAACGTCTCTGGTTTAGGGTAACAGCTGAGTTAGATGATGGGGCAGGGAATAGAGTAGCGAAATTCTATTACTCGGAGACTTGGGATGGAGTCTCGGCGGACGATGGTCAGACTTGGATCCTTCATGAGACTGTGTCTTTCGTTGGAGTGATTGCGAATCCATTGGATGCGAGTCCGGGTTCGAATATGTCAATTGGGGCTCATTCGGGCAATCAATTTGCTAGGCTGAGGGCTGACGTATTTCGAGCTCAGGTTCGGGACGGGATCGATGGGACGATTGTTTACGATCCTAACTTTGAGGCCGAGGCCCCTGGCACGACATCTTTCTCAGAGGATGCGAATGCTCTGACTGTGACTATCAACCAGAATGGAGATCCTCAGGCTGAGATCACCAACGGATTGCAGAGGGTAACCTGGGGATGGTGGGGACGGATCGGTAGGATCGATGCTGGACCGTTGGAAACTATCTTCGGGAGATTTGATGGATCTGATAACCAATTCCGAATAGTTCGCAATGGAGCCGACATTCGGGTTGAGATCTCTAGTGGAGGGGCATCGGAATCTGATTTTGCTGACTTCACCTTGGGGATGCAGCCAGGAGAGAAGTGGAAGTTCATAGTAACCTACGTTGGATCGGGAGCTTATGGACATGCTCAGCTTGATCTGCCGAGAGGAGTTAGGGTTACTCTTTACGCTTATCTCTTTGACCCAATAACAGGGTTGTGGGGATCCCGTCAGGAGCCTACTCCTGTGGTCACTGGAATTATTCCTCAAGCTTTAGTTCCTTCGGCTCTGGGCTATGTCTGGGCTAATTCATCCTTCCTGGGTGAGGTTGACGAGACTAGGATCTGGAATGATCGAGTTCTGGATAGGGTAGAAGCTGACCAGGAAACAGTGTACCAGACATCATGACTATCCCTCCGAGCAACCGTTGGAATTTCAGGAAGTCGGAAGAGGTGTCTCCACTTTTAGCTCCATCTATCATTATCCCGCCCCCTCCACCACCTCCCCCTCCTACTCTTGTGTCAGGAGATTTGATTGACTTGGGAGGCGGAGAGTTTGCAGGAGCAACCAATTTCTCAGAGTTCTCTGTGGCGGCAGGATTGCCCTCCGGGATCACGCAATTTGGCATCAGCTCCACATCTCCGGTAACGCACGCAATCGCCAATGACTCGATTGAGGGCAACTACTTCTCGATGGACGGTCATGACCCGACTGCTCGGGCCTTTGGTTATGGCTATGATGCCTTCGACAATGTCTTTGAGTTTGGTGAAATTCTCGCCAGGATTCACACAGTCTTTGATGACTCGAACAATGGTCGTAGAAGCATTGGACCAGGCGCAAGAATCTCAGGGTTGGTTGGTCGTCCTGAGGTCAGTCCGGACTTTGATTGCCTCTGTCAGGGACTGAGCCTAGCCAGCCCAACCTTCCTAGACAACGGACTCTATGTCGATGCTGGCAGCACATCTTTGCCGTCGAGTGGCGCCGTCCAAGAGATTTTCCAGACAGGACAATGGATGTGGTTGCGTTTGCGAATAGTCGAGAATGGGGCTGATGATGATTGGATCGTCACTGCATGGTATGGGTCCCAATCGGATCCTCTCGATGCTGGTGGACAACCTAGCCCAGATTCAGTAAATCTGTCTCGGTTCCGGACCATCTTTGCGATTGATGCTCTTGGATGGGCGTGTGGAGAATTTTGTGATGGGGCTGAGCAGAGGATTTCATACTTGTCATTCTCGACTGATCCGACAGTAACTCCCCCACCTCTCCCTGATACCGTGATTGGAGGTCCCTGATGACTGAAGTCATTAATGCCCTCGAGGGAGATCTGGATGCAGTAGTAATTGGGGCTGGTCAAGCTGCTGATCTGAGACAACCTGTGGGATATGTGCGAGGAGATGTTGACCAAGTTGATGGACTTGGAGAGATTGAGAGATGTCTTGGCTCTTATCTTGCTCTTGATGGAACTTCCGGTACTTTTGCTAGCATAGCCAGTACTTCTCTCCTAGATATCTCTGCTGCTTCTCAGTGGGAGGTGTGGATCGATATTGCTGCCAGGAGATGGGATGGAGGGACTGGCGGAGAGACTTATGTTGCGAGATGGGCAGAAGATACTAGTCAAAGATCCTGGCGCCTCCATGTTGGGGGCGGTGGGGGAGGCGGAAGCTTTTTCCATCAGTGGAGCAACGATGGAATCAACCAGAGTAATGTAGCGGCTGCTCCTCAGTTGTTTACCATCGCTAACGATAGGATCCGGATGAAGTTTCGGGTCATGTTTGATAACAGCACAATAAATCTAGTGGACAATCGGACTTTCCGTAGGTTCTCTGATGTTGACCCTTGGACCAATATACAGAAGCATTTCCAAACAGGCGGCACACCTATCTTCAATGGCACAGCTGATCTGAGAATTGGAGATCACGGACCGGGACCTGTGGAGAATCCTTACAACGGGCAATTCTTCTCACTCAGGGTCTGGGATGGATGGAGAGAAAGGGAAGGCGTGGAGATAGTGAACATTGACTTCACCAAGCTCACTCCTGGGATTACCTCTTTTGAGGAAGACGCTCAAGGCTTGACAGTGAATCTAAATGGAGCTGCGGAGATCAAGGGTGGAGGATCCTCGTTTGGTGATTTCTGCTTTAGATTGACAGCCACAGGGGGTCATCATCCATTGATTCTTAGGACCGACGCCAATATAGAGCTGTTAAGAGGTAGGTTGAATGTTGTCAAGTCTAAATCTAAGGGGACGCCAGCGTCCTCCGGGACTTCGAGAATAGATCCGACTTGGGATGCTGATCTGAGGGTCCCAATCCTTAAGTCTCAGAGCTTAGAGGAGTATAACACGGCCATACGAAACGCTACTGGTGAAGCTGGCTTGATTCAATTGGAATCGAGGGACTTCTCGGAAGCGTACTTTGATGAGTTGAGGGTGTTAGTATTGGAGAGGGTTACTCCAATCAGGAAGAGAATCATCCACGTTTGAAGGAGAATCTCATGGAAATCATCAATGCAATTATCCCGATCGCTCTTGGCGTGTCTACGAAGTATATCTATGCATACATCAAGAAGTACCTCACGTTCCTGGATGGACTTCCTGCTCCTTTCCAGCAGGGTGGAGTCCTACTGATTGCTGTGCTGATTACTTGGGGAGCAACATTCGTTCCGGGTCTGGAATCGTTGTTGCTGGAAGACCCAGAAATATCAGCTGCTCTTGCTGCTGCGACAGCGTACGCGGTACACAAGCCTACTAGCTAGGCTGAGGAGGAGGGATGCCGGCACACAT